TCCTTTATTTCCCTCCGCCACCGTCTTTTAAGACCATTATTGGAGATTAGGTGGCATTATTCTTCGTGATCCGCCAACCTTATCTCTCTTTTTACTTCCATATTTTATTAAAGATTCTTTCCATTTTCTTTCATGCTGACTAGAGAGCGTCATTGAAATTGATGACGCATTTGCATCAGATACAGACAATTGACCAGCTCTGTCCATATATAATTTACACTTTACATAATCCACTAAAAATGGATGTAATGTATTATCTATATCTGGCGTATCTGTAATCGCCGATACTGCATTTGGTTCTGCCTGATAATGTATTAGCACACCGTTAGTAACCGCTTCATCTATTGGCTTATAATCGCCAAGTTTTTTATGAGTGCTTGAAGCATCACTTCCTTGCGTTGTTACAATAGCAAGATGATCTCCTCTTACAAACCAAGCTATATAATCTTCTGGATATTTATATGTACTTGCCATTAATCTATATCCATAGTTTGAATTTCACTATTTAAGAGTCTTGGAATCATAACATATTCTCCATTTGCATCCATAAAATCAACTCTAAATATTTTATTTATTTCCACACCAGCATTAGTATCGCTAAGAGTATACCATTGCTGATCTGCAACAGTTGTTGCCTTTGCATACTCAATCTTTGTATTATATTTCCCAGCCTCCACCAGTGCTTCATTTATCAAAGCCATAACGTAAGTTTCTGGCGCATCTGGAAAAACTTGTCTTACCATTGATAAAATCTTTTTTACTGTTAAACTATGTACAGCCATTAATCAGAATCCTTTCCGAGTAATCCTATTTGTTGCCAAGTCCTAGTCTCATCTTCCCAGTTATTGGCAGTCATGTCAGGCCAACTTCCGGGCAATACCCATGTAGTAGATGTATCTAATGCAACACCATTCCATAAAGCACCAGTAAAAGTAAGCGTAGTATTGGTATTACTCGCTGTTGCATTGTTTGTCATTTCAAAAGTTGTAGAATTAGTAACAGAATCAACCCTTGTATTAACCGGAATACCAGTTCCAGAAATATTCATTTCAGTAGAAATAGCACTCGTACTATCCATTGTAACTGTGGCATCGCCACTCGTTGTATCGCAAGTACTATCAGTAGAACTTGGATAAGGAAGCGTTACCAAAGTAAAAGATGGAGAGGTTGGTAATGTTACTAAAGTTTTAGCCATCATTAACCAGCTCTCAAAAGCTGTATTCCTCTATCATAATCAACTTGCAATTTTGCCTGTTGAGCTTGATACCATTTATATTTTTGTTCTTCTCTCTGCATTCTTACATTGGCTTCAGAAACATATCCTTGTGCCTGTGTTATATAACCAGTTGCAGTCTGAAGATATGGCTCCACGCCCTCCAATTCTAATCTATATGAGCCCATAAGTATGTTAATTTCAGCAATCGCTACATTAGCCCTAGCCAATTCTTGCTGTGCCACTGACAGTGTAATATTGGCTTGAGCAATTCTATTCTGCCCCTCTTGACCCCTTGCGGCGGATGCCTGCTGGTACGCACCAGCATAAGCTAACCTAGCTTGAATTTCACTGCCATATGCCTGAGCCTCTGATAAAGAAGCATTGATTTGCTTTACTCTCATATCGCCAATAGAAGTCCATTCAGATAAATGGACTTGTGCTCTTTGTATCTCTGTTTGTGCAATATTTAAAGCAGATGTTACTAATTCAATATCTTCATTAGATTGTGCACCATATGCATCTGTTGTTGACGAAGGCTCGTCGCTATTAATTAAATCCTCCGCATCATCAAGGGCAGCTTTGACTCGTGTAAGTTGAGAGTTTGCCGTTAAAAATGTCTCTTCATCGCCAAAAACAGATTCATCTGATCCTTCCATCTTATCAAATGCAGCCTCAGCCGCTTCTATTGCATTTTTCATGGCGGTCAAAGCTGTGGCAATATCTCCTGAAGTTGGGTCGTTTGTAAGAATAGCCTCGCCATCTGCTAAGTGCGCCTGTATCCCGTCAAAGGCCGCGTTTACATCTAATAAATTCTGTGCTACATCATAAGCTGCATCAGGCTTATTCCCATCGATTAGGTTTCCAGCATAATCCAAAGCGCTTTTTACAACCGTAAATCGTTTATTCGTATCATCCCACAACTGTGTAGTATCATCAATGTCTCCAATAGAAGTATAAAAAGCATCTACTTTGCCTTTAGCTGTATTTATAATATCATCCACTTTATTTAGCTCAGTTGTAATAGCCCCTAATGCCGTTGTATCAATAGCTGTGAGAGTCATCATACCACTCATATTTTGCTGCAATGCTTTTATAGCAGCATAGAGAGTTACAAGATACTCAGCTTCATTCGGAAAATTTGTTATTGTGCTAAGGTCACTCGCATCTAAAGCAGAGCCCTGATTATAAGTGGGGATTGAAACTAATTTATTTCCACTCCCACCAGATGGCAATATATTAAATTTACCATCATTAGTATAATATACCGGGTCTGTTGCTGTTGCATATTCCATATCGCTACTGTCAGCTGCCCTGCCTCTTTTCCAAGCTGGTATAAGCCTGCAAGGCTGGTCTATAGTTCCATTATTCCTTGTCATAGATATAACCTTATGGCCCTCAGATGTGGTTGTGCCAGATGTAACTGATGTTTCTTCTGCTACCCTCTCTTGCATAGAGCGAGGCATAGCATTAATAACCTCATTAGCCCCTTCCGTTATAAAAGAGTCCAATGCGGTTTCGTCACTAAATGCACCTACAAGGTCTACTACTTGTGCGCTAAACGTTGCCATTTATTATTTCTTCTTCTTCTTTTTAGAAGATTTCTTTTTTCCAGAAGATTTCTTTTTTCCAGAAGATTTCTTTTTCTTTTTCTTAGGTCTTCCAACCTTACTTCCATAAGTTCCAGCACCAAAAGGCATATTAAAATCCCTTCCACCGACTATCGGCTTTATTCATTTTATCAAAACTTTCTTCATAGGAAATAGTATTAAACTCTACATCTGTTCTTTTTCCAGCTTCAGTTCTCATAAAAGAGTTTGTTGTAAATTTTGGCGCAGAGGCCCTTTTACCACACTCTCTACAATAAAACCAATTCTCTGGATTTGGTTCGTCGCAATGTTGACACTTAGGTTCAAGCACCAGAGACGACCATAGTCATAATCTTATCGCCCTTTAATGCACAATGTGATATAGATATAACTTTATTATTAGTTGAATCCAAAGTAGCTATATAATCATATATATCTTTAGCTATCTCACCAGAACTTTGTGTCTTAGTTCCCGGCTTTGGATTATGAATAAATACTTTTACATCTGTATTTGATGAATTGTAAACAGCCATTTCCTTTTCCTTATTTTAAATTCTTAGTAGATTTGGGGCAAGCCCTTTATACGACCTGCCCCACAGTCCTACAAAACTGTTAACCTTTACAGGTTATTATTGTGTTGCATAAGCATCTGATGCTGGCCACTTCTTAACTGTAACGTCTTTTAGATAAAGAACGTCAGCTGCTGCAGTGTCGCTCAAAGTTGCTATGTAAGGGATTATCTGATCTCCGCTGTCAAAAGTAAAAGATGCTACTGATGCTGGCTCATCTAATGTACCTGCGCCCGCTACAGCATTTACTACGAATCCGTAAGTAACAGCTCCGTCGTATCCAACATGGATTTTTACTCTTAAGTTCTGACCGTCAACTGGAACGCTTGCTCCTAAGTCGGTTAGCGTTGAAGTACCTGAATCATTCAAATCAGTTTGAGTTTCAAGATTAGTATCTCCCATATTTCCAAAAGCTGCAAAATCAGTATAAATACCATCTGCCGCTGAAGAACCTTTTAATACAGGAACATGACCGTCATTGAAATCCTCAGCTTTTCTCCAACCAATTGCAACGCAATCAAAATCAGTCCAATCTGGAGTGATAAATGTTGCATCGATATATCCAGAATGTGTACCAACGGTAATGCCATTGTTTCCGCCCATTGGGCCTCCACCTAATACCATTTCAATACCAACATCAGCCCCACCTGTTTCACAATCCATTTGGATATCTAAACCAGCTGAAGTTGTAGCTGTATCGGTAGCTGGAACGCTTCCGTCAACCTGTGGTGTTTTACCAGCTGCTGTGTATGCGCCTACTGATATAGCAGTTGCAGGATACCACTCGCCATTTGGCCCAGGGAATATCATGCCCCACTTGTCTTCAGTAGCCATTACACCGTCACCTGAATTACCAAGGTTTGTTACAATTGGATAAGCACAATCAATGTAATTCCATTTCAAGATTGTCGTTGAATGTTCTTTCTTTTGATAATCTCCACTGTTCTTATTTAATGAACTTGTATACATGTCTTATCCTCCTTAACTAAATTCTACTTGATAAAGAGCGTGAGCTTCTGGAAGAGTTACCTCTAGACCAGCTTCAGTAAGGATCATATCCTTCCTTAAGTCTTCATCAGCATTTTGTACGTTAGTTAAAATTGCAGTGTCACGATTAAGTCCATTACCAACCAATGGTCTATAAGATACTTTACTCATATCAATCATAGCCATAAGATCAGATGAAGTACCACGGAATAGTGGTTCTTTAACTAAGTGTAATGTACCATGAATTGTTTCGATTGTCATAACCTTATGACCAAAAGCACCTGCACGCTCTGACATATTCATGCGATGAGGTGATTGGTTAACTGTGGTTGCACCTCCACTTAAAGCAGCATTAGCATTATGAGCCAAGCTTGCACTTAAGAACGAGTCTGAACCAAGCTTATTAAAGAAGCTGATTACAGGTAAACCTGCAAGAACTAATTTATCGCTTGCTCCACCACGAGCCGGATCGAACATTACTTCCAAATCTGAAAGCAATCTATCGTATGTTAGCTCAGCTTCTGCTACGCTTCTAAAATAAGGTGCGCCAGAAGTGTAAGACAATGCAGTATCTCCTGTATTAACGGTAGCATTCTTTAGAATGTGTCCAACAATACCTTCTGTATACTGAATTGAGCTTACTCGAGCTCTTTGACCAAACAACATTGCGCGCTCAATATCTACTTTATGCTCACGAAGTTTAAGAGCCCAAATGCGCTCCCATTCGTTTGCATAACCGCGATAGCGAGTTGCAATTGCTGTATTTGACATTTCGGCTGCAGTCTTAAAGATCTGCGTATAGCCATAGTCGTCTTCTATTTCACTAGACCATGCGTCAGGTGAACCAGTTCCTTCTTGAAATGATGTACCAATTACTTGGCAATTATCATCATCACTAAGAGTTTTTGATGCATCACTACTACCCGATAAAGCAACTATCTTACCTGTAAAAGTAGTAGATGTACCAGCATCCGTTGGAGCTGAATCAATCCTAACCAAAGCCTGAGTATAACCACTTGCACCACTTACGGTATTAACCGCAAAAACCATTCCTTTTACAAGAAAATCTACCGATGCTCCGCCAGAAGATGTTCCACCTGTAGCACCATCAGCGTCAACTGTAAAACTATAAGAACTTCCCGCTGAAACAGCATTCTCACTATTTACATCTGCAGCTAATTTAAAACTACGTGTAGTCCAATCAATCTTGGAACGATTTTCCAAAAATCTAAATACAGGATCATCCGTTGGTACTTTTGCAACTTTTGAAAGATATACAAAAAACGGTGATTCCTCGGGTGCTAATTCAGCGACCCTATCTGAAAAATCGTATAATCTGCGGCGGTCGGGCGCCTGCCCAACACCAGCACTGGTAGCAGCAGCTGTGATATCATAACTGGATTTTACTCCACTTGTAACAGCCATTTGTGTTACCTCCTATTTGATTATATTAATTAGGGAATTCTCCCTGCTTGCCCTGCTTGCAAAATTCTATCCCAAGCCGAATCTTGTTCATTCTTTCTTGGCAGTTCGCCGCCCTGAAGAATACCAGCTGTCTTAGGAATACTTTGAGTTGCTTTCACAGCTTCCATATTTTCCGATATAGTATCAGTCCCTTTATTATAATACTTGCGATATATATCTACAAGCAAATCAATTGGTAACTGATCTCTCGGCGTTGTCGCAAACTCAATAAAGCTATTGACGTCACCTTCGTCGGTCATATTGTAGTTGCTAACCAACTCATTTTTCAAATTATGCAACGCTACTTGACTTTGTATCTGAGACATATGTGTTCCAACAGCCTCGTCTACTAAAGCCTTTTCCTGAGTCATTCTCATTTTATACGAAGGAGACTCAGGCTTATAATAGGCCTCCCATGGGTCAAAAGATGATTCATCAACAGTTTCGCTATCATCTTGTTCGCGTATAGTTTCTTGAGAATTTTTACCTTCAAGTTTTTCTCTTATTGCCTCAACTACATCTGGTCTTGATTCAAGAACGCTTTGTAATTCAGACATTGGCTGAAGTTTTTCATATTCGCCATGCAATCTATCATAATCAGCTTTTTGCTTATCATACATAGACTGAAACTTGCGAGTTTCATTTTCCCAATCAGTACCGTAGTCGACTTGGCTATCATCACCTTCTTTAGTAATTAAATTAGGTGGTCTTTTATTACCTTCCTCTACTACAGCATCCTGCACACTTGGCAATTCAGACGCTAATTCAACATCAGGCATAGACTGATCTAAGCCTTCTCTTGTATTCTTGCCAGTATTTACCGCTGGTGCTTCAACTACACTTTCTTGCACTTGTTCTTCCATATAACCTCCTTTAGATTTCTTCATTAATTCAAGACACCATTAAATGCCTTGAAGAAGCATAACCTATGATTATTTATTTTTGTGCGCTCCCCTTCTTTGAGGAACTCCCTTTATTCGCCTTTTGTACAGCTAACGCAGCTTCGGCACGAACATCCGCTTTATCAATCACTTTTTCTAGGTCTACAAGCTTAACTCTTTCCTTATATTTCGCCTCAGACATAACCTCGCTTAGGTCGGATTTGAACTTTTCAGTGATAACCTGTTTTTTAGCATGAACCGCTTCGCGGTCTGCTGTCTGCAAGTCACCAGTAAGCTCTTTTATCTGACCCTCTAGTTGTTGTATATATGACTGCATTTGCGCCATCATACCTTTGCGTTGCAATACACCTTCTTTGTCGTAGATCTCCGTTTTCTTTAAGACCTCGACATCATCTACCAATCCTAACTTATACGCCTCAAGATACATATTATATTCTGCAATCTTGTTTGACGGTAAAGTTGATCCTGATATAATCCGAACATCATGCTGACCTAATGATATATCATTATCTATCTGCGCGAGTTCATTTGATTTATCATCATACAACCTATTGTTTACTGAAAATTCAGTAAGATCGTTATTTGGTTGCACGATTCTAAAAGTTTTCTGGAATGTATAATGTCCTTTTGCATAATTATATATGCACTTTCCAAGCTGATTTAAGCTTCCTTCTATATCTCGAAGCTTTGAGCGACCGCGACTTTCTCCCATTTCAGATAACATTGCCGTTCCACGAACAGTATCTGGTGCTTTATCGCGAAATCCGTGCATCAACTCGGGTATTCCAAAATTTAAATCTATATAATGTTCTACTCTATCTATTAAATGATAAAACTCTCCAGCCAACGGTTGTGGCGCAGGAAAATGCGGTTCACCAAATTCTGGATTATATTCTAAAACAGCATTAGGATTTGCCCAATCCCTTTCCAACTGACCGACATCATCTACACTTCCCTCTGGGACAAGAAGCTTAAGGCCGGCAGAAGCCTGCGCATGGCTAAGAGTTAATGAAAATAATTTATTTAAAAGTCTTTGCGAGTCCTTTACATTCATCACATCTGACTTTGGATATGGAGTATTAGTCCAAATATTAGGAACTGGTATAATAGGATATATATCAGTATTGAGCAATTGCTCGTATAAAACATGTTGACCCATTGTGGCGACAACCTTAACTCTGGTTTGCATAATTTCAACAGCCTCAACCAGCCCGGATTCTATAATTTCCGCACTCTCGTTTACAATCTGTTCGAATGCATCAATATCCACAATTTTTTCTTCACCACTTTGCTTATTAAAAAGCCTGTAGTATGGGACTTTTATTTTTTCAAATCTTTCTAAAATCCTGTATCTTTCATATCCGCCGCGATCAGCATCTTTTATTACATCGGGAGTAAAAGATTCAGAAGAATTCTTTTTACCCGAAGATGGATAGTCATCTTCATCGCCCATCGTATCTATATCATCAATTACTTCCGCCAGTTGTGGGTATAGAGAAATGATTTGTTCTTTTGTAAGTATAGTTGATAATATTATGGCAGAGGCATCGTCGAAATATCTGTTTCTTGCAGCGGGATCGACATATACTCTAAAGGGATTTACATTTGTAAACTTAACATCGCCCCTGCCAAAGTCTGCCTCTGGGTCTGTATAAACATAAAAATAACCTAATCCAGATATAGAATAATCGTGAACAACTTGTTTAAATTCAACATCTCCATCTGATATATCCCAAACATACTCAAGAATAGTCTTCCAAACTTGAGCAAGTTTATTATCAGAATCCTCCCTGCCTATAGCAGAAAATCTCGGGTTGCGCGAGGTTAATAATGATTTAAGCTTATCAACAGCAGCATAAACTCTATCAATAATAAAATCACCCTGCCCCACCGCACTTAGAGTGTCAGATTCTTCTTGGGTATATTGATTGCCGAGAACAAAGTCCACAGCATCGCGCGCCTCTTCATCCCAATCCTGCCTTGCGTCACGCCACCTTCTCCAAAGGTCTTTACTTTTTTGCGCCTCGTCTATTTGCGCAATTTCATTTTCGTTAGCGATATTAAAACCCCCAAACATACAAAGTTAACTTATATTTATAATATAAGTCTTAAATACCAATTTGTCAAGTCTTTTTTATTTTTTTTTTAAATTCTTTGTCCGGTTATCCAGCTTCTTACTATAGAACGACCTAAAAACTCTTTCTTTTCTTCTATCGTTTCTTCAAATTTATCAGAATCAAACTTAACACTTAACGGCGCTCTTGCGTTAACTATTGAATACCAAAGCCCATCAAGTATGTCATCGTTCTTACCTTTTGGAAAATGAAACATCTCATCTACCAAGTCACTATGATTCTTTTTAATAAACAATTTACCCCGATTAACAACCGGGCAAAGCAAGGATTCTAGCCTATCTTCTTTTTTTATCCCTGTTGGCGGTCTTACGCCCCTCGCAATACCGGGAGCCATTTTTCTATCCTTACCAGAAAGCTCATTTACCGCATCCTTTATTATTCCCTGCGCCCCAACATGCTCTACATTCGCACGACGCATTGGCTGATATTCTCTGGCATACTGAAATATTTTTCTTGGCATATCATATAATGGTATATGCTCTCTGAAAATATCTATTACATAGATATTCTTATCACTGTCAATACCAGCAATAACAATAACTTGATAATCATGCTTGGCTGAAGATTCATAGGCCAGATCAACTCCCATATATACGTTAACAGGAATTGCGTCTTCCTTTGTGAGGATATATGCTTGATTGTTTCTAGATTTAAACTGCCCATCAAAATAATTAATCCTATCCACTTTAAATTTAGCCGTCTCCAGATCGCGAGCATCATTCATATACTCCTGAGCAAACTTGTGTAACTGACCAACGTATTCGTAATCTTTTCTTATGCTTTCTATTTTTTTCTTTGGGAAATATGAAGGCCATAAGGGCTTACCATCCTCTAATACCCTATGGAAAACCATCTCCCATGTATAATCTTCATTATTTTCTTTCGCCTCCAGATATCCATCGTATATACCTTGCAAAGCAGAATCATAATGAACAATAGTTCCTATAAGCCATATGGAACCTTCATTGCCTTTTGATTCCTCCAATGCCGGATAAACAGTAGACATAAGCCATTCTTTAATTTCTTTTCGCCTCTCCGGGGTTTTTGTATTCAACTCAGATTCAAAATCATCAAGAATAATTTTAGTATACCTAAGACCAAGTTCCGATCTTCCACGCAACCTTTGGCTTGTACCCTTTGCGATTATTCTATCACCCTTTGAAGTGGTAATTTCTTTTTCAGTCCACTTGTTTCCAGCCATATTACCAAAATAATAATTCAAAGCAGGATTTAATTCAATATGATTTTTAATATACTTAAGATGATCTATAGCCTGCCCCTGCTCTTCCGATACCCAAGCTGCAAACTCATTTTTACCCTTTGGGTTAAAACATATCCTATGTAAAAGCGCAGCTTTGGCCATAGTCGATTTAGTGTGCCCGCGAGGTAAAACTAGGCACAATCTTCTAATTGTGCTGTCGAGAAACCTCTCCCCCACCTCATAGTGAAATGGAGCAGGTTTAGATTTCATAAAATCTTCTGGAAGAAACAGTTGTCCAAATGCTACCAAATCTTTTGATACCATATTCAAGACTCTTTCCTTCTCGTCTAAATTATTTGGTATTATGTTGAACTTTTCTATTGTACCAATCTCCATTGGGTATTTCTTCAAATACACTTACTAAATCAAGCAACCTTGGGCCAGCAACATATACCCAAGCCTTTTGCTTCTTACCAGAATCTAATTCCACATCAACCTTGACTCTTTCATAAAGACCAATCTTTATACCTTCATATAAATCATATTGAGCTAAGTCTTCGCCTGTAACATCGTGCACCTCCACCACAGTTCCACTTCCTTTGTAATCCTGTATCATTGCCGGAAATCTTTGATGCCCTGGATAAACAAGAGATGTATTCTTTATTCTTCCAATATTTTTATTTCCATTCCGAAGCGTTCCATAAACGGCTAACTTCACTTCTTTACCTTTGCTTTCTTTTTAGACTTAGTTGCTTTTGGAACTTTTTTCTCCTCTATATTCATAGATTCTATATAAAAGTTATCTGGAGATCCCTTTTCTCCTATAACTTTCTTGACAATACCTTTAACGCTACTATCATTTATAGCATATATCTCCAAATACTTCTTTAATTCATCTTCTTTTAATTTATCATGAACCTGTAATACAAGGTCATATTTAACTGTCTTCATTTTTTATTACTCCTATGCTTCTCCCGGATTAAATATTAAACCCGGCATCTTTATTTCAAAATTTTCATCATAAGAAGAAAAACATTCACAGCATTCTATAGAAAAATAATCTTCCGATATGTTATACCATATAGACGCATATTCTCCCATAGGAAATCCGCAAATTATACAAGTTTTACTTTTCGACTTCTCTCGAAGCTTCAATGAGTTTTTTCGAATCTCCGCCTTGGATAGCATCTAATTGCTCCTTTGTAAATCCTTGAAATAAAGTTAAAGATTCAGTTCTTTTTTCTGTTTCCATCATACCACTAATTTGCATTAGAGTCTTAATGGCTTGAATCTTATCTTTATCTTGTGCCTTCTCGTTATCTACAACTTCCTTCATTTTTTCAAGTAAATAAAGCGGAGTTATATCGGCATCATTCAATACCTTGTCAACTTCTTCTCTGATCAAACTTTTAACCCTTTCAGTACTTAATAATATCTTACCTTGATAATCTGCGTATTTTTCATTATTGGTTGGATACGCCTTCATAAAGGCTTCCGCAATACCATCTCCCTGAGCAACATACTTGGCAAATAAAAATTCCCTACGAGTAGCTTTTTTTCTTTCTATCTTTTGCCGATACGAAGTTAAGTCAGTAGCCCCGAAAGAATACATATTACTTCTAAGCCCACCAGATATTTCCACATTATCTCGACAAATAAAAGTGCCAATAACTGTCCTGATATAGTAATTACACACGCCCGTGGACTGACTATTCTTAAGCTCCCCTCGCTTTAAGACTTGGCAAATCTTGCCGTCATCAGTCTCTACCCAGCTACCTTCAGTGCCTTCCCTCCAATTTCGAGTTAAATCAAGGTCAGGACAGTATCGGCGAAACTCCTCTTCATTATCATATACCCTGTGTTCAATGTTTTTTATTTTACGAACCAGCATATACTATAATATAAGGCTTAAGTACATATTTGTCAAGTTTATCTGGCCACACTTCTCAAATTTGTCTTATTAAGACCCAAACTGTTTTTGCCTCTTATGTACGGAGAATTACAACTTCCACACCTGTAAACAGGAAATTCATTAGAACTTGTAAAGTATGTAGCATTTGAAGCAATTATGTTCTTACTTCCGCACGAAGGACAAGAACTCTCATCCATAAGCACTCCTAAGTTTGGATGATTCTTAATATAAGGTCTTAACTTAAGATAAACCTCTTCCAAGCCAGAAACATCACGCTCATTATATTCAAGCATTCTTTTCAATGCTTCCCTTTTCCCCTTCATGCAATCAACCCA